TAGCGTGCGCTGGTGCAATAGAAGATGGTAAGCGCGGCTCTCGCATATCACTAACTGCGTCGGACTGTGGTGATGGACCGGATGGCCGGCGAGCGGCTTGCCGAGCGCCAACGCTGCACGCTTACAGTCCTTGGCACGTTGCGCCCTAGAAAGGTCACGATTGAGCGAGAAGCGATGACTGCTCATGCCTGTCGCTGGCCTAGCATCTCCATCCGTGCGCGCTTCTCGGGCCGTTTAACGCCGTCGTAGTGGTTATCCTCGAATGGGAGGTCAGCGAGCCGCTGTTCCATTTCCTCGGTGAGCATGAAATTGAGCTGTCCAACGGGCGTATGGATGCACACCACCTGCCTCGGATTGGCTGTATTGGCCTTCTGGCTGTGAACCATCCGATGTGAGGGGTAGCACCTGGCAAGCGCACATGCGAGCAAATCGCGCTCTTTATAGGCTTCGGCGGCATGCTCCCATGCCCATTCCTTGCGAAGCTCGGCGTCTGCCTTCTCGGCCTTCAGCACGTCCACGATCTTTGTTTTCGCCATGCGTGTAATATACCACTTGACATACGTGCATGCAAGTGTGTAATCTCAACGGTATGGCAACCACGATTCAAGTCCGCGGCATCAATACCGAACTTTGGCTGAAAGCCAAGGCAAAGGCCATTGTTGAACGGCTCACGTCGAAACAGCTCATCGAACGGCTACTGACCGATTACCTGAAGTCTCGTTAACCTCTGACACTGCCCGAGAGGGTGAAAGGCTTGAGAACTTGTAGGTTTGATGGCAGCGGCGCATCAGTCGGCGCACGAGCTGGGGCTTAGCGGCGCTGATTGGCGTCCTGCCATCAATTCGGCTATCGAACAAGGATGATAGGGGTTGGGGTGGGAAAGCAAAGTGGTGTGGCAGGACGAGCGGGCCCGGCGCGTGTGGGTCAATCCGAACGTGGTGATGTGATGGAACGCCGACAGTTGTGGGTGCCGATCGAGTTTCCTTCTCCCGAATACGAGCCGACGCCGAAATCGTTCCGATGGAGAGCCGCGATCGATGAGCTTGAAAGAAAGCTCTTAGACGAAAAGGTCACGCCGGCGATGACGCTGCCGCTCGAGATCCCGTCGCATGGGGTGAAGGGCTGGCACGTCACGCGCCGATCGGTGTCGTTTCGCTGTCTGTACCAGTGGGCGATGATGGGCACGGTCAATGATCCGACGCCGCGGTTCATCGGTCGCGTCGATGTGGCCTTCGAGCGGCCAGAGGTCCATTCACGCCGGGAAGTCGCGCGCGTGGCTCGACGGCTTCCTCGTAAATGAAATAGTTGACCGCATTCCAGGCAATACTTTTCAACCTTCGGCCCATTGCGCTCGACCCGCGTCTTGCCGCGCATGTAAATCAAGCTTAGGAATTAGGGTCTTTGGCAAGGGCGATTCTGCGGAGGTATTCGAGGTGCAGCGCGTCGAGCTTCGACTTGTCCGCGTCCGGCGAGTCGAGCAACGCCGAGAGCGCATGCAGGCTTACGGACGCAATCTGTAACAGTTGCCCACCGACCGGAATGTAGATCGCGGCCTGTCCCGCAATCGCGGCCAGCTTGTCGAGCGTGGTCGGATTCTCAGTAGCCATAGCTCAACTCCTGCCGCGGCATCGTGACGCCAATGCCACGGAGCACACTCAGCGCCGTCTGCACCGCGAAGATTACCTTCGTGAGCGTCGGCGATTCAAGATTCAGATCACTGAGCAGCAATTGCAGACTCGCGATTGCCGCGCCAATGTTCGCGGGTATCGGCTGTGATGGTTCCCACGCTCTGAGCGCCATCGTCAGATCGTCGCCGGCCATCAGCAGTGTCAGAATCTGCGCTTTGTGCTTCGCGTGGTTCTCCGGCGTGATCAGATGGCCCGCGAAGGCCGCGTTCTCCGCGTCCTGCACATCGAACAACGCTTGCGAGACCGAGAGCGTGCCCACGGTCAGCGCGTGATACTGCTTCGGCCCGCACGCGGTTATGGACCCAGCCAGCGTGAGCGCCAAGAGCACTGCGGGGAGTTTTCGCACGGTATCCTTGACCGGCTGGCTAGCGTCTTGCGCGGCGGCGAGTGTCTTGGGGCTCATGTCCTGCAACGTCTGAGGGCTCGTCACTTGGGACCGATTGACGAGCGCCAGCACGGTCCCTGTGAACGTCAGGATCAACGCCATCTGTTGCGCGCTGATGTGCAACCCGAAACCCATCCCGAGGGCAAGGCCCGCTTGCACCACGGCGAGGATCATCGTGGGTTCCGCTTTCCAGAGATTACTCATGGGGTTCCCTTCGGGTAAATCGTGGGCGAGTAGCGCGGATGCTCGGAAACAGCGATCACGTCGAGCACGCGCACACGTTCTTCTAACGCCGAGAGTCGCCGATCCTGATCGTCGTCCGCGCGCATGTGGCTCCCGTAGGACACGGCCATACCGACGACGGCGCCCATCAGTGCCAGCACGCCGCCGATGATGGTCAGCCACTTGATCAGGTTGTCGCTCATGGCGCGGCGTTCTTGCGGCATCAGAGCTGCCCGTTCCCGCTGCCCATGACGGAGACGAGTCCAGCCGGTCCGCCTTGCGCTGGCGTGGCAAGCAGCACGCTACCACGTCGGTCACACTCCGCCTGATTCATGCCTCCGTCGAACATCTTCTGGAGACTGATTTCGACCGCATGGCAATCGAATGGATGGCCGAATCCTGAATCCGGCACCACGCCAGCATTGCCAGCGAATCGCGCGAGGATCGGAATCATCTCATCTTGCAAATCGGCATCGCTCGCATTGGAGTCCGCTTGGAACCACAGCCCTGAGAGCTTGCCCTGATTCGGGTTCCAATATTCCGCGAACGTCGAGCCGGGATGGTCCGGTCGCCAGTCCGCATAGTTCGTTGAGAAATGCACGGCGAGTGTGCGCCCGATGCTGTTGACGCGAGGCGCGATCGCATCGGTCATCGCTTGAAGGGAGTCGTAGCTGTTCCAGAGATTCAGTTCCCCGCCCACGCAATAGCGCGAGATGCAATCGGCCGTCAGGAAGGCCGCGAGTGTCGGCTCCATGATCTGCAACGTGGCCGCGGCGTCATTGGCCGGCATGTAGACCTTCGAGGCGAGCCATTCACAGGGGCGGAAGCCTTCCACGCAGAGTTCCTGTCGGATCGAGACGATGGTTCCGAGCGTGAGCCCGTAGGCCGCATCATCCTGCCAGGACAACAGCACGTCGAGCGATTGCCGTTGCTTCCACACGCCGCGAATCGTGGCTCGGAACGCGGGCGGGTAGCGCGGATACATGAACGATAGGACGAGACTCGGCACGCCTCCCGCGCCCACGTCCGGCGCGCCGTCGATGAATACGCCCATGTCGCCGCGGTAGATGCGCGGGGCGATCGGCGCCTTTACGGCGCTCGTGCCCATCGCGGCGGCGCAGGCAGCAGCAGCACTCATGGCTTCACCTTCCGATAGCCTTTAGTGGTGAGCGCGTGACTAATGATGAACTCCATCGTATAGGTATACGCTTCTTCGCTCGCCTCGGAATACTTCAAGCCGCGTGCTTCAAGTATTCCTGTCGTCACATGGAGCGCTTCGTGAGCCAAACACGCCACCTCGTTCAGTGACTCAATCCAAATGACCCAAGGTTTACCGTAGCTAACGTGAGCGTGCCCGGCCGCGTTTGACCCTGTCTCTATTTCTATGTCGAGATTTTTCTTGCACCACGCGGCAAAGTCAGCAGATTTCCCTCCGACGAAGACGATTCCTGACCACTTCCAGATGTCGAGCACAATATCGATGCTCTTCACCCTAGTAAGCCTTCCCCTGCCCGATCAGATACACCATCGGGGCATCCTGTGGACGGGTGACAAACGTCACGGTTGAACCGGTAAGCGTGGCGCGCTGGTAGGCTCCCGGCGATTGCCCGATCGGCTGATCAGGATGCCGCACGCCATATTGATTTGGTTCCTGCCCTGCCCAGCCAGTTGGTGTCTCGAAACTCACGGAGCCGTCTGCATTCGGCATCGGAATCGCATCCGGCACGAACGGGAGGCCGGTATCGAGTCGAATCAGCGCGCACTTCATGCTAGAATCCTCTCGCTCTCTGCTGGCGTGGTGAGACACGCCGTGCGACAGGCGCCCGCGCGAAATCCCGGTTTGAATCCGGCCAGAGAGCACTTCATCGCTTCCCCTTCGGCGGTTTCGCCGTGAACCGCGCTTCAGCAATGGCCGCGAGTGGCTGTCCCTGATGACACGGCATCTGAATCGTGATCTTCCGTTCATGGACGCGGCCGTGAATGAGTTTCACCTCGCCGTCCCAGCCAAAGAACCACTGTGCGAACACCTCATCGCCGTGTCGCTTCTCCGCTTCGATTTGCACCTCAGCGCCGCAGACGTAGTTGCCGCTGCCGGTCCCGCCTTTGACTTGGAGATGAGACGTGGGCGCGGGAGGCGTTTGGAACCAGAGCAGCATCGCGAGAAGCATTACCATGTGGCGACCTTTAAGGCCCATCCGAGAGCCTGCGTATGGTGTCCATTATGTCGTCGATCGACTACGTGCGGATAGAGGAAATGTTGAAGCTCTGGCTTCCACGTCTCAGGATCTCGAAACACCGGAGGCTTGCGGCCGTTTTCATTTATGCCGCACGATTCGCAGAGCGCGCTTCGGCCCCTCCGCGGTTGCGGACACCGCCGACAGGTGCCCTCCGCGAATCGGACGAGCCGCCTCCGTAAATCTCCAGCTCGTCGCTTCTCTGGTGTCGCATAGGCCATCGATCACTCAATGACGGTCGGGGCATTGCTTGGACGTGCCCGCGCCGCGCTGGCCTGCGCTAAGAGTCCCGCCGCGGCTTTCAGATCAACGATCTGTTCACGGAGGAGCTGAATTTCCATATCCTTCGCCGCGATGCGTCCGGCGTCTGCGGTTTTCTCGCTGTTGACATGCCCCTGAATCACTTCGATCTTCCCGCGCGTGCTGAGCTGCACATATAGGCCGCCGATCGCGGCGAGCGTGAGCGGAAGTCCCCCGATCAAGGCGATCGCTACAGCGTCCGTCATGCCGCCCGTAAGAGCGCCGCGAGCCGTTGCGCACGCGCGGGCGCGAGATGCGAGTTGACGACTTCCGCGGCGGCCGTCTGATAGTCCCCGGCTTCCACGGCGGCTAAGAGCTTCACGAACTTCCCAAGGCCGCGCGTCCCCGCGTTGAATGCAACATCAAGAAGCACGCGCATCGGCGCCGCAGGAATGGTCGCAGTCCACGGAAACGCGGCAAACACGCTGCTCACGGTGTCGGCGATATCATCATCGAGCAAGGCCATCGCTTGCGCGTGCGTGATCCCACGGTCGGTGAGATTGTGGCCTACACCAATCGTGAGCTTGCCCGCGCCGTCTTCGTAGGGCATTAATCGCAGCCCTTCATGAACGATGAGCTGTTGCCGAAGCGCCGCGAGATCCTCATCGATCATCACCACGGCATCGGCGGTTCGGGTCCAAAGAGCACGTAGAGCACCGCAATGCAGGCGATGCACACGCGCATCAGATCGGTCATGTCTCCAGCCAAGTGAAACCCGATCACGGAGAGGAACAGCGGGAACACGAGCCAGAACATGAACACGCAGAGTGCCGCATAGAGAATGCGCCAGAGCATTGCTTTCATGAATTCATTCCTATCCCCAATAGCTGCCGTGAATGCCGGTCTGCATTAAGGCGGCGCCGTTGTCGCCATACCATGTTGTTGTGCCGGCGGCGCTAGAATATTCTAAAGGAACTAGGGTGTGGCGCCCGATCGCTGGCACTGTTTTGAGCGAGGCCATCACGGTGCCTAAAATGTTCGCCGTCCACGTATAGACTTGAGGGCGAATGCAGTTCACGCTTGGTGTCGTCGTGGAGTCTTCACCGATCGCGACGATAACAAAGACCGTTCCAAGGGCCTGATCATTCTTCGCGGTCGTTTGCACAAACGATTCGATCAACCGTCCAGCCGCGCCGATCACATAATCTAACTGATTGGTTGCGATGCCCTCCATCTGTCGGAATGTCGCGGTCGTATATTGATAGGAATCCGTCGCGAGCAGGAATCTCATCGGCAAGACGGTCTGGTTGTATTTATTCCAGACATAGCGCTTCAATGCGGATGATTCGGTCTGCCCACTTGAACCCGTCGTCCGCATCAGTCCAACATAGAGGCGCGTGAGATCGCCTGTTTTTGTTTCAACACCGATGGTGCTCGAAATGCTGAAGGCGGCGGTTCCCGGCGTCGTATCATTCGTCCAAGCCGCCAATTCAAGCGCAGGCACGCCAGCATTCAGGAAGATGAAGACTGAATAGACCGTCGCCGTCGTCGCTGGAATAGCGATGCTGAATTCCGCAGACTGCACCGTCGTCGGTGTGCCTGCGGCATCGAACAGCGTGAGGTGATTCCCGAATCCAGATGGCGTGCAAAACAGCGTGGTCGCGGCCGTCACATCACCGGGTAAATAGGGAACGCCGGTCGTAAGTGTTAAACGAAACTCATTAAGGAACGGTTGCGCAACGGTCGGGGGATTCCCCCCAACCATCAGCGATGTCGTCGTATCGGCTTGCCCCACAACGCGCCGGTTGACGCCCGGTGTGGTGGTCGGCACGCCAGCGGTGCCGACGAAATACACAGCCCCAGCCGTGAGCGAGACGAATCCGCCGAGACTCCCCTGCATCCGAATGAGACCGCTCATTCCCGTGCTGATCGCGATCGTTGAGAATCCTGTGTAAGGCGTGACTGAACTGTAGGCGTTGGCTTTGTCGGCGTTATACCAGAGGCCGGCGGTTTTCCCGCCTGAGCCGTCCGATAAATACACGTTGGCGTTTGCGACGATAGGCTCTCCGGCTGTACCCGTGATATCCACGGCTGGCGATGACGCGGGAACAGAGGCGATCCCGTCCTGCGTCCAGATCGTGACGCCATTCGCGTGCATGCAGATGAACTTGTAGCTCGTCCCGAGCGGTAAATAGATCGAGGGGAACAAGCCGAGCCCATCCGCTTGCACGGGATTCGTGTTCGTCGCGCTCCCGTTGGAATCTTGGTAGGTTGCGGCGGGTGTCGCTCCTCCGGCACTGTAGGTATAGATCAACATCCCCGCTTCTGGGATGATGCCGATCCGTGGGAGGGGGACGAGCGTATAGGTTGCCATTTAGGGCTTCCAGCCGCCGACGATGTTCTGCACCTTGAAGTTCCAGACCTTCGCTGTGGCATCACCCTGCGACATGCCGGCTTTCATCAGTTCGCGGATTCTCGTCACGTCCTGAGCGGTGAGTGCCATCTTAGGCTTTGGCGCAGCATCCGCCGCATCCACGGCCCGGCCGGCGGCTGTCACCGCGCGCCCGGCCATCTGTCGCAGCGTTGAAGGTGACTCCATCGCGCCGCCGACTTTCTGCAAAATCGTCCCGGCCGCCGGTCGCAACAGTTGCCCCGCGGTGCCCAGCGCCGCCGTCGTCGCGCCTGCTTCAAGCGCGGGCATGGCAATATCGGTCGCGGCTTGCGTCATTGTCGCTGGCGCGCTGGCCCCGCGGGCGCGGTTGATGAGCTGCTTGAGAGCTTCCCCGCCAGCCGTGCCCACTGCCGCCCCTCCAGCGGCCCCAGGAACGCCGCCGACGCCTACCCCTGCCACGGTTCCACCGATGCCGCCAATGACGGCTCCAGCGGTCCCTGTGATAACTGGGATGTAATCTATGGCCATGTCCGTCCATGTCCGCGCTGGCGGCTGTTTTTTGTCGGGATTCGCATTCGCATAGAGCCGTGCGGCGGCGGCATTGATCTGATCGCTAGACATCGAATCAGGAAATGCCGTAGGACCGACGCCGGGGATATCGATGACCTGTTCCGGCATCAATCACCGCCGGGCTTGATGGGTTCCACTTTACCCGTGGCGGGATTGTAGCGGAATGTCGGAATCGCCGTCACGGCTGCCGGGTTCCCTTGAAGGCCCGTCTTCACGGCATTGATTTGTTCGTTGATGCCTGAATGGACATTCGCCATGTCCTGCTTGAGCACCTTCGCGACGGCCTTGATCTGCGCGAAGGTCGCATCCTTCGCTGAGAGTCCAGAGACTTCGGCCCGCGCTGAATCGGTGAGCGAGCCAGAGAGCTTCGGATCGTTCGTGACGCGCGCAATTTCTCGGAGTGCCACGTCACGCGCGGCATTGAATGCGGCCTGATCGGCACTCCCGAGCGCCTTATCATTGACCGACCGGAGCGGCTGATTCAACCACGGCACGCCGGTATCTGGAATCTTATCGGCGAGCGAGAGAAACTGATCGAGATTCTTCCCAGCCGTTTTTTCAAAAGCTGAGAGCGTGCCTTCGGTCGTCTGCAACTTCGTCAGATTTGCGGCGTCTGCTTTATAGGCGGCCTTGTTCGCCGCCAGCGAGGCTTGCGGATCGATCTTCGCTGCGGCATTCATCACCGCGACACGCGCGGCGGCGCCCGCTTGCCCCATGCCCATTGATGGCAGATCTCCGGTGGCGAGATAACGCTTCGCCGCCATGTCCAGCGCATCACCAGATGGCACGAGCGAAGGATTGATCGTCATTGAGGCGGGCGGTTGCGAGGGGAACTGTCCAGCGGCCAGCGCTTGCGCGCGAGTCATCACCTTTTCGACGGGCTTGCCGTTCTCCATCGTTTTGACGGTCACGGGCGCATCGTTGAAACTTTTTTCAATCTCATAGCCCTTGATCGCCGCAGTCTCCTGTGGCGTGAGCGGTTCCCCGCCTTCGCGTTTCGCATAGAGCGCGCGGATCGCGGCTTCGTTCCCAGCCGTTGAGGGTGCTGGTGGCGATGAGAACAGGGCTTGCGGCGCCGCTGGCGGTTGCCCATTTGCGGGCGGTTGGCCGACAAGCGTGCCACCCGCCGGCACGACAACCGGCTTATCCGGCAACGCCGCGCCCATCGGTTGTGCCGTGATCGGATTCAGTGGTGTATCACCAGGCTTGCCCATCATCGGCTTCTGTGGGCCGGCGAATGGCGTGACGAGTTTTACGATGTTGGCCGGTGTCGGATCGCTATCGATCAGGCCGCTGAGATGATCATGCACCTGTGAACTGATCGTATGGTTCGCTTCAAGGCGCTGGAGGAAATCCTTCGCGAGTTCAGGATCGGGCGCGAGCATCAGCCCTTGCGCGCCAGCCTGCACCGTGCTCATGCGAGCCTGATATTCGTTCCGAAAACCATTATTGACGTTGGCGTAATGTTCCAAGTAGGCCGATGGATCGATCCCGGCCGCCGTCGCTTTCGAGGCGAGTGCTGGCAGATCGTAGAGTTGCATCCCGTTCTCATTCACGGGGGGCGTGTCCTTCAGGATCTTCTTGAACGTGTTGTGCTCAGCGATGCCGGATTTCGCCTCATTGAGCTGTAGCGATTCCATCTGGCGCTTCGGATCGGTCGCTTGGAGCACCGATTGCGCGCCCTGATTAATGCTGTTACCGACGCCGCTCCAGAGCTGCGCCGATAGTTGCCCGCGTCGTTCCGCCGAGCGCGCGGCATCTTCACCTTGCGCACGAATCAGATCCACGAGCCGACCGTTCGGCTGGTAAATCTGCTGTGGCGCGTATGGCAGTGTGTAGGGCACGTTAGGACGCTCCGGCCGTGGCGATGTTCGTGAGCGCGTTCAATTGCGCCAGCCAACGATTGTAGCTGTCCGAGAACGTGAGCTGACTCGCTTGGAACTTCGGATTAAATTCCGCGCCCGCATTCTGGAATGCGTTCAGATAGTTCTGCTGATTCGCGGCGTTCCCGCTGCTGTTCACATCCTTCGTGACGCCCCAGTTCGTATTGAAGGCGTTCAGCCCTTGTCCCGTGTTTGCCGCCCATGTCCCGAAGGCGTTGTCGCGGTTCGTATTATAGGACGAGAGATTCTGATTGAACACGTTGCCGTAGTTCTGTTCAGCCGCGGCATTTGTGTAACCAAAGAGATCCTTGAGCGTGCCGCCGCCTCGGAGTGTGCCGCGTGCTGCCGCGGAATTCTGGAGCGCGTCCTGTCCCTGTTGCAGTCCGAAGGCATAGCCCGGTTGCGCTTGTGCTTCGGCGAGCGTCGGCGCGGAGAAATCTTTGTAACTGAATGGTGTGAACGTATACGGATTCGGCGCGGTCAGCCCGGTCTGCGGCGTGAATCCGGGCGCAGTGAATTGCGGGAATTGTGAAGCCGTCGTCGTCGCGCCGCCGCCCGTGCCGCCGGGCGCACCGCCTCCTGGTCCCGGCGTCGGTGTGTGGTCAGGTGTTGGAGCGCCAGGCGTCGCGGGTTCCTGTGTCCACTGCCCATTCGCTGTGTTGACCACCCAGATATTCCCGCTCGGGTCCGTGCGTCGTCGTGCATCGCCACCGACAAAGCCCAGCGGCATGCCCGGTTGCCACCACGGCGGAGGTCCGAAGTCCATCCCGCCGGTCGTATCGGTCGGTGCGACCGTGGCTCCGCCAGATCCAACGCCCGTGGCATTCCCTGCGCCAGGCGCCGGACTGTCCCCCGTGTAGTAAGGATTGCGCGGATCGTCTGGTGCGAAATCGTATTCCACGGCTACCGCGCTCCCATCATGGCGCTGATCGGCACGACTTGATTGTAGGACGGGGCGAGGGCGTTCCCACCCATCGGCGTGATCTGCGGGGCTAAGGGGCGCGGCGGGAGCACGGAGGATACCGGCGAAGCTCCACCGCCGCCGAAGATGTCCGCCGCCGCGAGCCGCTTGTTCGCATAGTTCGGATCGTTGAGTTCCTTCCCGCGCGCCACAAGCGACGGTGCTTGAGTGACCCAGTAAGGCACCTCTGTCGCGGGTTTCCCGGCCTTCTGGAAGTAATTCGTCAGGCTGGAGGCTAATTGGTCAGGCGGGGCCGTCCAATCAATCCCTGCGGGCGCTGGGCCGGTTGCGGCAGGCATCGGCGCACCGGCCGATGATCCCCCGCCGCCGCTGCCGAAGTTCATCCCAAGGATGCTGCCGAGCTGCGAGAGGGCGGTCGCGCCAGCTTGCCGGTAGGGCGCGCGGATCGCCTGTTGGGCGTCCCACTGCTTTTGGAGTGCGGCCTGCTGCTGATCGAATTCCTGTTTCTGGATCGCATCCTGTCGCTGCTGTTCGGCAAGCGCCGCAGCATTAGAGGTCGCGCTGGCGGCCGTCGCCGCTTGGTTGGCTTCGCTCTGCTTGTGCGCGCCATAGGCGGCCGATGCGCCACTCGCGCCAGCTGCCGCGAGTCCAGCGATGAGCGCGGCCGTTCCAGTCGCGATGAAACAATCGCTTGGTTCAGTCCAGATGCTCATGACAGTCTCCGCTGATAGTGCGTCTCGATCGGCCGGTAGTCGAGCCGTTCATACAGGGCGCCCACGGCCGCATTCGGAGCCATCATCTGAAAAATAACCGCGCCGTGCGATTGAGCCCACGCTTCAGCCGTGCGTAACAGTTTGATCGCAGTGCGCCCTCCCCGAGCTTCAGGTTCCATCCACCAACAGATTTCAGAGCCGATGCACTCGCCGGACATTGGTTGTGTATAGAGCGAAGCCGCGATCATACCGATGACCCGATCAGCGTTTTCGGCGAGCCAGATGACCGCATTCGGATTCGAGAGTAGATGGCCGACAACCGTCGTGAGCGTCGCCTCGGTCGCCCTGAGATGTTCGGCATATTCGCTCTGCCCCTGAAAGCGGAGGCCCATCTCAACGAGCATGGGAATGTCCGGCTCCGTCGCGCGGCGGATCTGGATCACGCATTCACCCGCTGCACGAGTAAATCCAGATCGTAGGTCATCCCAGCGAGATTCGAGACATAGGCCGTTGAGTAACTGATCGGCGTTCCTCCGTCCACGGTGATCATAAAGATATCACTGCGCGGCTTCGTCGGATCATTTGTCGTCAAAGCCCCACCGGTCAGTGTGCAGGCGACGGTGTTCCGCGTGAAGCTGAACGTGACGGTGACGCTGCTGTTGACACTGGCCGGCGTGATGACTTGCGTAAAGGCACTGACCTGATATTGCCCGCTCGTCAACGCGGCGGTATCAAACGGCGTGGTGCCGATGGCTGCATTCTGACTCGTCAGAGAAACGGCACCGCCTGGCACGAGCAACGATCCGGTATTCACGTCTTGCCGCAAATCGCGCAACCAGACGAGCGGACGCGGCGCAACAAGCCCGTTGTCGTCGAGGAACTTTTCGCGGTTTGGGAATTCGGAGGATTGGCTCATGCCGCCTCCGTCGAGCCTTCAATTTGCAGGAAGGCATCCGTCAGGCGCCACGGCGTGGGATCGGTCACGGAAATCTCAAAGACGCGCCCACGCCCGCTGCCTGTCGCCCAGAACTTCACCCGCTTGGAATACTGGCCTGGTCCGCCCGGGCTCGCCGAGCGTTCATTGGAAAACGTTTGGCCGAAGTCGTTGCTTTTCCGCATCATCACCAGCGGATTCGATCCCTGTCCTGATTGCAGGCCAAGCCCACTTTGGAGCAGCACTTCAAATGCTGGAAAGAAAAGCCTTCGATGCTGGGAGATGATGGCCGGCGCGCGGCGCAGTCGTCGCATTACGCGCCCGTCCACTTCCGTCCCAAATTCATTCGACATCTCATAGAGCGCGCCAGTCGTGCGGTCGCCCATCAGGTGTTTATTGAACGCGAAACAGTGGAACGTCGCATGCGCGGCGTCTTCGCTGTTCGTTTCCTGAATCCACAACGGGCGTTCGTGCCAGCGACCGGTATTGAAGTCGTAGCAGTGAGTGGCTTGCGCTTGCGGAAACGTGAGCAACAGAAACGCATGACCGCGATCCTCGTAGGTCTCCGCGATGCAATCGTCCACGCGCACATACGAGGCGAGCTTATCTTCAAGCGCATGATCCGAAATGCGCTGCGGCGTGAATCCGCTCGCGCGCATGACTTGATAGCCGCCGTTTTTGTTCGTCGAGAGCCAGGCGGCCGACTTGCCGGCCTGCTTCACGGAGAATGTCGCCGCGATGCCCTCTTCGATCAGCCCTGACGGGTCTGGGGCGAAGGGGAACGGGAACGTCCCGGCATTGTAGAGAAACTCTCCGGTCTGACTACCAGGGAGAAAAATCTGCCCATAAGGCGTGACGAGCATCGCGGTCCACGGATCGGCGCCAATCGTGCGCGCGAGGAACTGCGTCGGGTCCCACGTCGTCCCATCAAAGAGATTCGAGATCCGAATCTGGTTGCGGCTCGCATCGAAGGCGACGAAGTAGCCGTAGAGCTGGCCGCCCATCGTCGCCGCGCCGGCTAAGGTCGCGATCGCCGTGAGGGTGTTCGTGAGCAGATCGTAGTTGTAGCCGTTCCCACCAGACGTGATGAAGAGTTGAAATCCGCCGTCTCCGTTCGTGCAGATCGTCGCGGGATTGTGATCGACCGCGACCGTGCCGCGATTCGTGAATGTCCCATCCGTGAAGACTTCAAACAGCGTCCCGCCGTAAATTTCAAACGTGCGTCCGCTGATGCTCGTGCCGCCCGTGCCCATCGAGAAACTCGCACGACAGCCGATCGCAGGGAACCGGCAGAAGAGATTGAAGCCCGGTGTGGGATAGAGGGATTGCTGACTCGTCGCGCCTTTGCTCTCGGAAAGCTCTTGATACCAATTCACCGTGCGTTCAGCATCGGTGACTGGGCTTTGTGAGGTGTAAGAGCCTCCGCAAAATTCGTCGTATCGGGGCATGCATCACGACGCTGCGGTAATAATCCCGTTCACGACGGTCAGAGAGGCGACTGCGGATGGACCGAAGCTCGCGCCGTTCGCTGCGCCAACCGTATAGGCCGCTGAGGTCACGCGCGTGCCGGCGAAGATGTTGCGCGGACGTGTCGCGGCCGTCGCGCCGATGTCCGGCGCATTGTCCGTGTTCGCCATGAGGTTGCCAGAGGTATCGACCTTCCATCCGACAACGCCGTTGTTGGGCGCGAGCAGCACCGCGCTTCCAGCCGCAAAGGCGCAATTGCGCGCCGTGCCGGAATTATTCACGCCGCCGATCGTGCCCTGATTCGAGGCCCAGCCGACGGTCAAGTATTCCGGGTTCGAGCCGTTCGGCACGCGAAACTCATTCGTCGTCGCGGCGCTGACCATCGCCAGTAGGCCGAGCGCGGATTCGGTGATCTGTGTGCCAAGCGGAAAGCTGAGCGTGCCGCCGGTATTGTTCACGCCGCTTGGGGTAATCCAAACCGATGAGGCCATTAGAGGGCTCCTCGTGAACGCATGGACACGAGCACCGTGCCGCCGCCCGTGATCGTCGAGGAAATGCGGACGCGCAAATAGCCGTAGGAGCTATCGGACAAATGTTGCGCGAGCTGCGCGCCGCCGGTGAAGGTGCTCGCCGAGACTGAGCCGATTTGCGACCAGGTGCCGCTGTAGGGATGCTCGTTCAGATCCCAATCCGCCTCTTCGATCAGGAGCGTGCCGCCGCTCGTCGTGCCGACACTGCGGAAGTAAAATGTGATGATGCCGTGCGCATTGTAGAGGATCGGCTGTGAGGTGCCAGTCGTGACGCCGGTAACTGTCAGCACGCCAGCAGCGACCGACGTGCCGCCGAGCAGCCACATCCGATCCGGTGCGACAGAGGCCATTAACTCGTGCCCCCCCCGATGCCCGTATTGATGTTATAGCCGCCCTTGGCATCATTCGGCGTGAACATCGGATCGCACGGGATGTCCGCGATCTTGGTGTTCGATCGCTTATAGACACCGAGGCTTGATCTGGCGATATCGATCACGTTCATTTTGCGCTGGGCATCCACGGTATATACGTCGAGCAACCGTTTCGCGAGATTGTATTCGACCGCTTCGTCGGCGCCTTCTGGAAAGTCATAGGCCGCCGTCGGTGAGGTGAAGCGTTCGAGCTGTTGCGCGCGATAGATCGCGATGCGATTGATCGTCTGATCAGGCACGGGCCAGAGAAACAATTGGCCGAGCCCGCCCGCGAACGTCGCATTGTAATAGGCGTTCGTGAACAGGGAATTGGTCAGATCCTTGATCGCGAGCAACTGATACATCTCATCGGTCAGGAGGGCGCGCGTGATTTCGACCGGCGGTGCCGATCCGATCGGGGCCAGCACGAGGCCCACGCCTTCGAGATCCGCCGGGCGCGTCGTATCGAAGTCTCCGCCAGGCCCGATGGTGTAGGGATTATTCGTGCCGCCCTTTCCGGCCACGATCGGGAAGTCTTCACGCGCAATCACAGGGATCGTGAGCGACTGAAGCGACCAACTGCCCAGCATCATGTTCAGCCGGCGAAAGGCATCCGCGAGCATCGGCGCAGAGGGCGTATCCTCGGGATCAATGACACCGAGTAGCCCGAGCGCCCCGGTGCAGATGATGTTGGCCGTCGTCCTCATTTAGGAATCCGCTGGAACCGCTTGGCTCAGCACGGCAAAGCCGAAACTCAGCCGCCCTTGCGCGTCGAGCTTCATGTCGTTGATCGCATAGCCGAGCCGGCAGTGTGGGCAGGCATTCGGCTGCGCGACGGTGCCAGCGGCGGAACAGGTGATCGTGAGCGGCACAAGCGATCCGCCAGTCCTGCACTGACAACGTGCGGCTACGACGATCGTATAGCCCTCGATTCCGATCTGTTGTCCGACGCTCGGAATCGAGGGATCATCCGCGAGATGAGTAGACATGGGGTCTAGTTTACGTCGGAATCTCGGCCCACATGATGCCGATGGTCATGACGCCCGAGGTCAGCGTGGCTGAGGCGCACACGTAGCCGACGTTTCCAGGACCGACCACGAACATCCCGCTCGTATCGATATTGCTGACTTGGAGCGCGGACATCGCCGTGCCGGCCGTCGCGGTATTGATCGGGAACAACGGCGTGAACGTCGGGACCGGCAAAATGATGACCGTGCCGGTCGATCCGATGAACCCGAGCCCGGATGTGGGGCCGCCAGCGTAGGCATTCACGGCCACGAGCGCGGTGCCAGGCGATGTTGGGGCGGCTGGCTGGACGTTGGAGGCCCAGCCGAGCGAACCCGCGACGGAGGTCGCCGTCGTCGGCGCGCCGATGCTGATGGCGAGGACATGCGCATCAAACCCGGAACCCGTGCGATTCCAGAGCATCGGCCCGAGCTGTGCCGCGGTGGAGTAGATGACCGGCGCCGTCACGATCGCGGAGGTATAGAACACCCGCTGCGATTTGACGAGCGTGCCGTATTTGCCGACGAACTGCGACATGCTGAGTTCGCCGACGACACCCGTCGGGGCTCCGGCCTGTTGCGCCGGAAACGACCGCGACGGGAACGTGAGGGCGGGAGCCGTGATGTTTGGCATGATGGCCCTTTAGACGGGAAGCTCAGCCCACAGCAGGCCGACGGTGAACACGCCAGAGGTCAGGGTCGCCGAGACGCTCGCGCAGGCCATATTGCCGGGGCCGACGATGAACATGCCACCGAGATCGACGTAGCCCCCGCCGATGACCTGAGTCGTGATCGCGCCGGTATTGACGCCGATGAGCGGAATGAACACGGGCGTCGGGAGAATCCCGACCGCGCCAGTCGTTGTCAGCACACCCGCGAGCTGCGAAGGTCCACCGCCCGCATAGGCGTTCTGCACCGGCAGGTTCGTGATCGTCGCGGTTGGCTGGGTGGACTGCACGTTCATCACGAGCCCCCACGAACCCGCGACAGACGTGGCGGTCGTGGGCGATCCGATGCTGAAGCCGAGCAGGTGAGCATCGATGCCGGAGGCCGGCTTGTTCCAGAGCACCGGCCCGATCTGCGAGGCGGAGGTGTAGATGACCGGCGCCGTCACGATACAGGTCGTGTAGAACACCTTCTGCGATTTGACGAGCGTCGAATACTTCCCGAGCAGAGCCGAAAGGCCCAGCTCACCCACGACACCAACCGGCGCGCCGGCCTGTTGGACCGGGAAGGCCCGAGCCGGGAACGATAACGCCGGAGCGGTAATGTTCGGCATGATGCAAGCTCCTGAAGTCTCAAGTTAGGCGCGGTAGTGGTCGGTCGGCCGGTCCACCGCGCAGCGTCAGCGAGACCCTGCCGCTAGGTCGAAAGTTCCGCCCAGACAATCGTCGCGGTCGAAACGGTCGCGGTCAGCACAGCCGAGCCGCAGACGTAACCCACAGTGCCAGGACCGACGACGAGCGCGCCGTTGATGTCGATCCAGTTCTGAGACAACGCATTGATCGTGATCGCGCCCTGTGTCAGCGCCGTGAGCGGCCAGAACTTCGGCGTGGGCAAAATGCCGACAGTCGCCGTGCTGAAGACACCGCCGAGCTGCGACGGGCCGCCGCCGGCATAGGCATTCCACGCCACGATCGCGGTCGGAGTCGTCGGCGCATCCACCTGAACGTTGGACGCCCAGCCGATCGCGCCGCCGCCGGTATTCGCCGTCGTCAGGTTGCTGATACCAATCGCGACAACGTAGGCGTCGATGTTTGAACCGGGACGATTCCAGAGCACGGGGCCGAATTGCGCCGCGGTCAGGAATGAAGCCGGAGCCGTTCCCCAGGTGATGCTGGCGTAGAACAGCTTCTGCGCCTTCGCCAAGGTCGCATATTTGCCGAGGACTTCGGAGAACACGAGTTCGCCGACGATGCCGGCCGGCACGCCCGCTTGGGCGCCGGGGAAGGAGCGCGAGGGGAAGGCGAGTGTGGGAGCGGTGATGTTGGGCATGTGCAGGACTCCAAGTTACGCGGGCAGTTCCGCCCACACCAAACCGATGATCGCCACGCCGGTCGAGAGCGTGGCCGAGCCGCAGACATACCCCACGGTGCCAGGACCGACAATCACGCTCCCGCCGACGTCCATCCAGCTTGTGGCAATTGCCGTCACGCTGATCGCGCCCGTGTTCACCGCAATCAGCGGGAGAAACGTCGGCACGGGCAATACGAGGACGGTGCCGACGGAATTGACGGCGCCCATCCCAGAGGCCGGGCCGCCCGCATAGCAGTTCGTCGGCGTGATCGCGGTCGGTGTCGTTGGCGCGGTCGGTTGCAAGTTCGCGCCCCAGCCGATTGATCCCGCCACCGTGTAGGCCGTAGACGGCTGACTGACGAGCACCGCGAGAATGTGCGCATCGAGCCCGGAGCCGGGACGATTCCAGATCATCGGGCCGAGCTGCGCCGCTGTCGAGTAGATGACCGGCGCCGTTACTGAGACTGAGGCGTAGAACAACTTCTGCGCCTTGGCGAGTGTGGCATAACGGCCCATCACTTCCGAAAAGATCAGATCGCCGATGACGCCAGACGGCGCGCCCGCCTGCTGGGCAGGAAAGGACTTCGCCGGGAACGTCAACGCCGGAGCCGTGATATTCGGCATCGTAAACTCCTGAACCCTCAGCCATCCCGTAGTGGTCGGTCAGCCGGTCTGCGGGAGACACGCGAGAGGGGCGCGTGTTACGTCGTCAAGCCCGAATCATTCGCCACGATATCCTGCCGCCAAGTGAGCAGATCGTCAGATAGCGTGCCGAGCATCGCGAGCAGATTGTTCGAGAGCCGCGCTTCCACGAGGATCTGCTGCAAGCGCACATCGGTATCCGTCAGGCCCGGATCGGCCGGAATCCCCGCCACACCTGGAAACGGTGTCGTCGTCCAGGTGCCAGGCGCCGGCAGCGCATTGAAGGCCGCGACAGTGCCGACGATCTGCGAGGTCGATTGCGTCGAGTTATAGACCCAGCTCGGATACGAGGTCGGGGCGGCCATTTACTTGCTCCTCGGTTTGATCGGGGTTTCTGGCACCATCGGCATGTGGCCGGAAATCTCGCCGACATGCGCAGCGCGTGCCTGATCGACTTCCGCGCTGGCCTTGTCGCTCAGTTTGTATTTCTGTTCGGCGTTGATGCCCGCCGCGAGCCGCGAGAATTCGAGCTGCTGCGCTTCCACGTATTCGATCGCTTCCAGCGGCGTGGCGCGGAAGCCACTCGGCCGATAGTTGTTCTCGAATTCGTGCTCCGACTCCACGATCACGGATTCCACGATGCAGTGCGCGCCGAGTCCGTTCGCGGGCCGTCCCGCCTTGTAGATCATCGCAGGGTAGGGCCTGAAGACATAGGGACGCTTGCCCGGCCCCATCTCCGAGCCCTGCGATTCCCACTTGACGCGCTCTTTCGCATATTCCGTTTCCGGCGGGTAAATAACGGCCACGAATACTCCTTACGAGAAGGTCACGCCGAGCGGCGAGCCGGTCACGTTGTAAAGCCCGTTCTCCACGACGAAGACGACCGACGCGCCCTTGGCCGCCGTAAACGTCGCGGTCGTTCTCGGAGAACTCGTCGTCCCGTCATTGATCAGCGATGTGGCCGTGATGACATGGGCCGCCGCCGTGTTCGATGTGAACGTATAGGCTACGCCGTTATCACCAAAGCTCGGCGCCGGCAAGACGATTGCGGCAGCGGTCGCCTTGTTGATGTTGAAGACAGCCGTCGCGCCAGGGAGCACCACGGTCTGATCCTGTCCAATCGTGATCGGCGAATCTTCAGCGGGATCGATCGTCGTCGTCGTCCCCGCCTGCGGCACTTGGAAATCGCCCGGCGTGTTCGAGAAGTAGACGTTGCAGAGCGTATCATGCGCGACCGCTGCGCTCTCCGTCCCGCGCGCCCGAACCGTCACGGTCCCGAGCACGGGCTGTGAGATGACATACATGAACTCGGAGTCCATGAGCATCGGCACCCCATAGGGCTGCGGCAGCGCCCCGACGTTCGGGAGCGCGGCTTGCGCGTTCGTCGAGAGATTCGTCAGTGCAAAGGTGAGCTGGCTCGCCGTGATGCCAATCGTGAGCTGTCCAGATTGCAGGGCCATGATTATTTCGCTCCGATTACGCCGAAACTTATCATCTTCCGGTATAATGAGACATGCTCATCACCGGAGCGAAAGTCGGCCGTTTGACGCTCGTTGAAGCCATTGCCGGAATAGGAAAACAACGAAGTCCTCATGCTTTCGTCTGCCGCTGTGACTGCGGAGTGCTGAAAACGCTCACAGTCCATGATCTGAACAAAACTCGATCGTGCGGATGCTGGAAACGCGAACGTATGCGCGCGATGACACTGAGCCACGATGGTAGCCGCAAGCCTGAATATGGAATCTGGCACGGCATGAAAGACCGATGCAGTAATCCCAATAATATCGCGTTCAAGTCTTACGGAGGCCGCGGCATTACGGTGTGTGATCGTTGGCGAACATCTTTTGCTAATTTCCTCGCCGACATGGGTCCGCGTCCATCGTTCAATCACTCGATAGAGCGGAGAGACAATGACATCGGATATGAACCTGCCAATTGCTCGTGGCAGGAGAGCCATGTTCAATCGAGAAATCGCAGAAGCACTCGGCATGTGCTGGCTTTCGGAAAGACACAATGCATCAGCGATTGGGCCGTCGAATACGGTCTGACCGTAGCGTGTCTTTTCGCACGGCTCCGCAAGGGCTTGTCGATTGAAGATGCCCTCACGATTCCGTTGAATGACTGCGCTGCGATTCAAGCTGCTAAGCATTAGGATTTCAACTCCATGCGCGCAAAGCGAAATACGGCAGGATGCATGCGCAGCCTCCGATGCTATCCATACGACGGGGCAGTTGATCCGTTTGGATCGAATACTGATCAACATACCTAAAGGACATCTTGTCCTCGCCGGAGTTCCACCGACCGGCGACCGCGCCCGCGAGCTTTGCCGGCAGGTCGGCCATGACGAAGGCGAAGGCGCCCGGATCGAACAGCAGGGACTGCTTGGAGGTCTGCGCGGCCATTGTGGCGTTGACGACGCCTGTGGAGCCAACGAAGCTGATCGTGGCGTTCGCGGCGGGCGAAGCGGTCACGGTCTGGAGCGCGCCGCTTGTGATGATGGCCGGCGAGATCGTGAAGGTCGCCGTCGATGATCCCGAGAGGTCCGACTGCAGCACGAACGCCTGCTGATCGCCGGAATCCACATAGCTGATCGGATCGACCGCGTTCACGCCAGCGATGTAGAACGTATCCCCCGCCTTGAACGCATAGGTGCCCCAGCCGGACGTGACGAGCGTTGAGCCGGTCTGGAGCGAGCCGCTCACCAGCGGCGTGGAACTCGTGAAGGTGCCCGTGGTATGCGTCGGCATGTGGTTGTCCTTCTTCCACCGCGACACACCGAGGGCACCGGCATTGAACTGGCCGGTCTTGAAGTATTCGCTGATCTGACTCTGCGGGTTGAACGCGCCGATGTTTGCGCCCAGCAACTTGCTGTGCGTCTTCATGTCGAGAATCGCGACCAGATCCGTGTCAGGGACGCCGACGTTCGTCAGCTTCGCGACACCATCCAGCCACGTCTGATCCGCGGAGAGCGCGACACCCGGCGAGCCGATCTGGAAATACACCTGCTTGTAAACTTCAGTGCCGGCGATCACGTCCCACTTCGCGGCCATCGAAGCGCCGGAGGACTTGCTGTATTGCCGCGCATCTTCGATCGCGAGCTGATCATCGGCTGAGGACCAAGAGTGCGCGACCTGGAGTTGATGATTGATCGTGATCGGAACGGTCTGATTCTGAATGGGCTGGATCTGGAGGGCTTGGCCTTCGACGGTCACATCACGCTGCACGAGGCGGACTTGCGTGGTGTAGCCGATTTTCGCGCCGCCCGTCTCGGCCCACGCGCCTTCATACTTGCGCTCGAATTCGTTGACGAGGCGGATGTATTGGGCGAACTGATCGGCGTGGTCCGTCGCCACCCAATTCGGCGTGATGATGAAATTTGCTGGCACGGCCCGTCCTCAGTTGGCCGGGCGAGGTGCCAGCGGGGCGGCTCAGTGTCGGGTCGGGAACTGGCGTCGATGTTCCGCGAGCGAACCGGGCGCATCCGTCGGTGACGACTCACGCGGCGTCTGTGGCACAGTCCGCTCTGGATTAGGCGGGCGAGGTGCAGGTTTAAACGGTCGAGGCGGAGCGGGCGATCCAGAACCGGCGCCCGAGATCCGCTGTAGTAACCGACGCCGCACAGTGGCGACGAGTGAGTCGGTCCTAGGGTCTCCTACTGCGCGTCCCGTTGTCAAGAGGAAAAGCTCGTCGGCCAATTCGGGGTTCTGCAGAAGGGCGACCACCATCTCCGGCCCGCGCTCGTGAAACTCGATCGCGCCACGAACAGCCAACGTCAATTGAATCTGATCCTGTGGCGGCTTCGCGGCTTCGGCATCAAAGAGGGCTTTGACATCGGGCCGTGATTGCGCAAGGGCGACGGCGCGGGCGGCATGGGCCTGAATGCCCTGGTTGATTTCTTCGTTGAAGCGGCGCTCTTGGGCCTGATAACTCGCTTTCGCGGTCTCCTGCGAGGCGTCAAAGGCTTCCTTTTTGCGATCGTAGCGGCCAAGCGCCCGTTGCCACGCGGTATAGGGATCGGCTTCGGAGGCGAACTGATCGATGGTCGGTTCCTTCTCGGTGAATGCGCTCGGCGGCGCGGCGATGGCTGCGGCGGGCTGTGCCGCTGGCGCGGGACGCTCAACGACGGGAGGCTGCGCGGCGCGTTTGGCAATCTCGGCGCGCTTGCGCAACTGAAACACGCGATCCGATTCGCCATCTTTGCGTTCGATTTTGATCGCGTCTTCGGCTTCACGAAGCTGCTTCGTCAGCGCCGCGATTTCTGGCACGTCTTCGGCATCGGCCTGATGACTCTTCGCACGGCGACGCGGCAGTTTTTCCGCGGCAGGTTCTGGCGCCGGCTGGCCTTCGACTGGCGCGGCGGGAAACTGCTCGCGGAATTCGGCGAGTGTCGCCGGCGCTTCGGGCTGTTCCGGTTGAACCGATTCGTCGTGCGTGCCTTCTGTGCTCATAAATCAGCAGACCTTTTGGAGTTTTTTCTTTTCAAGACAACGCTGATCTGAATCGGCCTTACAAGGGCGACACCGATAAGACAATCCATCAGCCTTTCTGATCTTGCTCCTACCGAATGCGCTTATCGGCTTTACTTTCCTACAAGTAAGGCAGACCCGTTCGGTATTAGGATTTCCACCAGCATCGATAATTCTCTTCCTAAAATGTAATAGGAAGTGATAGGCGCAATCTTGGCAGATGACTAATCTCGCGTTCGGAGGTAACAATATACTTGACAGGGTAAACGGGCAGGCGTATAGTTCAGTTTATGGACACGCCGCGCACGTTGATCGAAGCCGTCAAGTTCTTCTCTGAGCCGGATAACTGCCTTGAATATCTGGTCGCCCGCCGCTGGCCCAATGGCGTCACCTGCCCGACCTGCGGCTCTGAGGGCGTCTACTTCGACAAGTCTCGCATGGGATGGATCTGCAAGTCCAAGCATCCCAAGCGGAAGTTCTCGCTCAAGACGGGCACCATTTTTGAGGATTCCCCGCTCGGTCTGGATAAGTGGTTGCCGACAGTCTGGATGATTGCCAACTGCAAGAACGGCGTCAGCTCGCACGAAGTGGCGCGGTCGCTTGGCGTGACGCAGAAAACCGCGTGGTTCATGCTGCACAGAATCCGGCTTGCGATGCAGGACGTGACGGGCGGCAAGTTGTCCGGGGAGGTCGAGGTTGACGAGACTTACATCGGCGGCAAAGCGCGGAACATGCACGCCAGCAAGCGCAAGGCTATCGGCGTGAAGCCGGGGCGCAGCTTCGCGGGGAAGATTGCCGTCATGGGCTTGCTGGAACGGCACGCGAAGACCAATAGCCGCGTCAAGCTGCATGTCCTTCACACGCTGCGACGCTCGCATGTTCAAGACATGGTGAAGGCGAACGTTGAGCGCGGCGCATCCCTCAACACCGATGCGTTTTCGTCCTATACCGGCCTGACCGCTGATTACGCGCACCAAGTGATCGACCATGCCGAAGCCTATGTTGATGGCACGGTCCACACGAACGGCTGCGAAAACTTCTGGTCGCTGCTGAAGCGCGGGCTGAACGGCACCTACGTCAGCGTCGAGCCGTTTCACCTGTTCCGGTATCTGGATGAACAGGCGTTCCGCTTCAACCATCGGCGCGACATGCAGGACGCGGATCGCTTCTCGCTGGCGATTACCGGCATCGTCGGACGCCGCCTGACCTACAAAGACCTGTTGGGGGCCGGGAGGGTTCCCAGCCAAAACTGACGCGAGAATACCGCGCCGTGGGCCGATGCCTAAGGCTGCGTAATCTTCGGCTTGGGGCCGCGCTTTTTGGGATTGAGCGCGGCTCTTTTTTTGTGTTCGGCGTGCCGTTCGTGGATCGTAGACTTGGGCACCGTCAACAGCTTCCCTATCAGGGAGTCGAACGCTTGAAATTCCTTCGACGTGCGGCCCATGTCGCCCCCATTCTAGCGTGCTCATAACTATTTATCGCCAAAACTCTACATACACATAAATGCCGAGCCCGACGAAAACAGCTATGACGCCTAATATCAGCCAGTCCCCACGATTATGCAGAATCTGATATTCGGGATCCGTTTCGAGACGTGGATGGTCGCCTTGACCATGGGCGTAGTCGGAATGGCGATAGTCCAAGTGCTCATCTACGCGGGAATCCATAGCACTACGAAGCGCGTCGAACGAGCATATGTTGACCTGTCCCACGGCCAACCAGGGATCGAGTTTGAAGCGGACAAACCGATCCGCATTCAGGTTGCCATTACGAATCACGGCCATACGCCAGCGGACGTTGTTGCCGTCGTGGTTGAACGCTTTGTTGGGAACGAACTGCCGGACGACTTCCCAGACATCAGGCCGACGGAAGTTCAAAATCTGTTCTTGATGCCGAACGCTCCGCTCTATTGGACCCCAGACGAGCCGGGGTTGCCTGCCGTGCCGAAAGCCAGCTATGACGCGATCTACGACCAAAAGAATCCGCTTACGCTCTGGATTATCGGATATGTGGATTACATTGATCGCTTCGGTAAACGCCGACGGAATCACTTCACGAGGAAATTCAATCCACTCGCAAAAGCGCAGAGCATACTCGTTCAAGGCACGTTCACTTATGTGATGAATAATTTGCTGATTGAAACGAAGGTCGGATACAGCACCGACATGGAGATAGACGAGCAGGGTAAGCGAAAAAGCTAGAAGCGCCACAGAAAGGCACACTCCTAGCTCTATCGACGCGAAACCGTGAGGGATAGATCCGAACAACCGGCCTGTCAAAAGCGAGTTTGCTATAGACAGTCCTTCCCCGTCAACTATATTATTACCCGTTCGGATTAGTCTTATCTTCATCTGGATGATGCACCTCAGCGCCTATGGGAAGTGGGTGGCCTAATGCTTTTTCAGCGCGAATGCGATGGACCAGATCGAATTTCTCGCCCCTACGACCCATCGACACATAGCCTGATTTTCTAGGCCGAGCTATTTTTCGCGCCGCCGTTGCTTTCTCTTTAGCTTCTGGCGTTTGAACACGTGCGATCATATTGGCACGCATTTCATCCGAACGGTAATAAACGCCAGTGGGCATCTATCTAACTTTCTTCGAGCCGTGTAGATATTTTCCCAAGCGGGAAGCATTCGGATGTGAGGCATGCGCCGCGCGGAGGCTTGGCTTCATCTGCCGCTGTTCGCTGAGCGCGATCGCCACGGCCTGGCGCTGATTTTTCACGACAGGCCCAGTCGATGATCCGCTATGGAGCTGGCCTGACTTCCATTCCCGCATGACGCCGCGGACTGACTTCGGCATTATTTCGGCCCCGTCTCTTTCAGCACATGGAGCACACCCTGATAGGTTGCCATCCGCACGATCCCGGCTTCCAGATCGGCAGAGCGCTGTTCAAGGTGTGCGACCTGACGCTCTAACTTCGCGAGCAACTCCAACAGCGTCGCCGTGGATGGGCTGACTTCTGTTTCAGGATTCACGAGCGGATTCACAATCATCGGCATCGCTTATTCTCCTGTGGGCGCGGCTGGTTCTGGCGCGAGCGCGGCGGCTTGCGCACCCTGTTCAAGTGCATGGCCGTGTGCCTGATCGGCCTGTTCTGTGGCCGCTTGATGTTCGAGCGCCGTCCTCACGATCTCGTGGGCGCGGCCTTTGTCGGCTTCGATCATGTTCTGCGCATGTTCATGGCCGGCAGTCATCGCCTCATGGGCTCTGGCCCCGACGAGCTTGCTCTCTTCGATCAGGAGCGCCATGCGATCAACGCGCGCCCCGAGTTCCGCGACGGCGAGCTTTACTTCGCGATCGGCCGCGGCGCGCTCGGACTGCGCCTGCTCCTGCACTTGCGTCACGGCCATCTTGCCCTGTTGCTCAACCACCTTGCCACTGAGTTTCTTCTGGAGATCCTGATTTTCTTTGTGCGCCTGATCGAGCAATTGCTTCGCCTGTCCGAGTTGCTGCGCGAGTTGTTCCGGTGTCTGCTTGCCAGACTTCGCCGCTTGTGCGGCCTGCAATGGAGGCGGCCACATGAGGCGGGCGCGTTCCTCCGCCTCTTCATGGCCGGCCATGTCGGAATATTTGAAGGCGAGATCCAGAAACCACGGCGCGGTCTGCGGTTCGGCCTGGATGATGGAGGCGTAGAACTGCTCGGCCTGCTGCCGACGTGTCTCGGCGCTTTTCGTGATCGTGATCGCGACGTTGCACTTCGCATATTCGGTGAGCGCGAACTGCTGCGCGTTGGGCGGCAATGCCGGATGTCCCATCGGCGCGGGCATCGCTTGACCGGGCTGATCAGGATTGGGCACCTGAAGTCCGATTGGGCGCTGTGTCGTCGGATGCACGGTATACGGCTGACCGAGCATGATCGTTTCGGGCTTGTCTTGGCCGGTCACGATCTTCACGAGTCGTCCCGGTCGCGCGCCATAAATCGGATAGAGCAGGTTGTTCAGGATCTGCGCTTCATAGCGGATTGAGCGCTTAAGATTATCGAGGAAATTGCTCGTGCCTTCCTTGGAGCGGTTGACGACTTGCTCGATCGCCTTCCCGCTGCGTAAGGTCGGATCGACTTTCCCGAGCGAGGGATCATGGCTGCGCGTGCCGGTCTGCACGGCTTCATCGAACATCGAGAGCGACATCGCGATCGGCTGAATCGGCGCGGCTTCACGCGGCACGGAGGTCGGAGGCCCAACTTTATTTCCGTTGGCATCTTCGACGTTGTAATGCAAGCGTCCGAGGCTGCGCGTCGTTGAGAGGTTCCATTCTTTTTCAAACCCCTCATCCTGCCCGGAGGCCATCATCACGCCTGGGATCGGTGTCTGCGCGACGACTTCGACCAGCTTGGAGGCCATCGCATCAAAGCCATAGCTCGGATCTTTCCCCGGTCGCACAAGGCCCATGACGCGGCGCTCGTCATCATAGGGGAGCACTTCTTCGCCGACGACTTTGATGACCGGAATGTCTGGCCCAGGCCAATCGGTCTCTTCTAGCGGTTCTGGATTCGCGCCATCGAGCTTGCACCATTTGACCGTGCGCTCCACGACTTCGCGCGTGTCCACCAGGTCAGCGCCGTCCGGCAGTTCGTCGTTCCATTCAGATGATCCGTCGGCGAGTTGTGCGAGGGTCCGATTCGTCTTCACGACATAGAAGTGATCGACAACGTAGACCATGCGCAGATCGGGATTCTTCGGATCGGTTTTGAACCACTTCGGCGCTTCGTCTCCGAGGGCGAGAAAATCACGGTCAGTGAGATTGGAAATGAGGTTTCGGCGCTTCGCGGCACTCGGCCAGCGTGATTTGTATTCGGTCCAAGGCAACCAGCGCCCCACATAGGCACCTTCCATGTCCGAGCCGTCTGGTTGTTCGTGCGCGGGATCAGGCGTGACGCATGACTGATTGTAATAGCCTTCGACAAAGAGTTCCTGATCGAATGTTTTTCCCGGCGCGAATCGCGTCATCACGCCATAGAACCCGCGGCCCGCAACCACGGCGCGCTTGAAGGCCCATGAGCGCGCGGCGGCCGATTGGGAGTCGCGCTGAATGCGCCGGATGAGTCCTTCGCGCAAGGTGATTTCTGTGCTATCGAGCACGACTCCGAGCCCCTCGAAATCATCGGCCGGTGTGAGTTCAATCCCGAGATCGGCATCGCGCTCGACGTTCAGGATTTGATTCACCGGCTCGCTGAGTTTGTCGATCACGAGACAGGGGCGCGCGGGAATTGGCGGGAGCCCATTGCTCGCATTCTGCCCGGCGCGTGCGAGTTTAATATCTGCCGGCCAGTGTTCCAGCGCATAAAAGGCTTCATCCGACAGTTCGCGCTGGCGCTGCGGGTCATCGGCTTCGGTCCAGAGTTCGAACTTCTCGCGGATGTCCGCCATGAAGTCTCGGCGATCGGCCTTGGAGCGGCCGTCTTTCGTGCGGCGGTCGATCGGGTCCATCTCCCCACTGCGGAGGCGGGCGAGGGTCATGCCGGGTTTCTTGAGGCGATCGGCCATTTAGAGTTTCACTTCGGGCGCAAACCAATCGCGGTAGAAATGCAGGAGTGTGGCGCTATTGACGCCGTTGTTCGCGGCGATGTCTTCGGTCCATGCCGGATCGAGATGATCCCCATCGGCGGCTTCGGCGGCTTCTCGCGCGTCCAAGGCTTCGCGGAGGGCGAGCGCAATCGCGGTGTCGTCCGGCTGGCGAATGGACCGACCATCATTGTGCCCTGAGGCGATTCGGAATCGCTGATGGGCGGCACGAGACGCGGTGAGATGTTCGCGCACGGTCACGGGACAGACTCAGCATCGCGAGTGACGGTCACGGTCGGTCGTTTCGAATTAGCGATCTCGCGTTCCAGCGCATCCATCTTACGCACCAGCGCCCCGATGACCGCTTTTTGCGCTTCGACGATCGTCAGCACTTCGGCGCGGAATGCCTGACGTTCTTTGCGGGCTTGCCAGTCATTCATAGAGGAATGCTCGGATTGTATACCTCTCCCGATACGGGTCAAGGTGCTTTCGGAGCCTCAGCCTGCAGCCGCGCGATCTCGGCGTTGGCCTTCTGGATCTCGGCCTGCAACTGCTGGATCTGCGCGCTGAGATCATAGACGCGGGCTTTCAGTTCCACGATCGTCATGGAGTCTCTCGCCCCTTCGCGATGCTCTGCTGTGCGATGTCCTCCACCGCCTTCCAGAAGATCCGCGCCGCGTCGTCTGGCATATAGGTTGGCCCGAACTCGAGCCGTCCGTCGCCGTGCATCATCACGAGTGGACGGTTGTCCTCGCTTTGAATGACTAGCAGGTAATGGCCGGGGGGCGCGATATGCAGTTCAGTCATAGTTAGGGCTTCTCCTGAAGACATAGAATCTCCGCGTTGACCTTCTGAATCTCCGCATGAATCGCCTGTAGCTGCGCATTCAAGTCGTAGATTCGAGCTTTCAGCTCTATGAGCGTCATGGTTTCCTCGAACTCGTCGCCACGATATGCGCAACAGCAGGCAGAGCATCAAGTGCGGCCTGTGTCGCCACCTCGGACTCCCGCCGCGTCACCACGTCAAGTGCCTGTTGCAAAATCCATGTCGCCACAAAGTCCTCGGGCACACCCTGAATGGGCTGACGGTTACGAGCCGCCGCATTCGTGACGGCCGCAACGATGCGCGCCCAATCCGCGTCGTCTATCGTGTAGGTCAGCGTCATCACTTCACCTTGAGAACGTTCAACGCGCCCGTGGTATCTACCCACAAATCGCCCGTCGCCAGCCCCGCCGCCGATGTCGGGAGCCCAGAGACGCAGACCGGAGAGGTGGTCGTTGGCAGTTTCCCGATCCCGAGATTGCCGTTGTGGTAACTCGGGGCCGTGCCATCGAGAAAGAGCGTATAACTGCCTGGGACTGCGGCCGACTGTGTGATTTGCAGGGCGCGGTTATTCACCTGCCCATTCGTCATCCCGCGAATAAGGATGCCTATGTCGTCGGATCGTGTGCCGCCATCGCGCGAATGGGCATCCATGATGATGCCAGCGGCCTGCCGAAGCGTACCAGCCGTTTGGAGGGCGCGCATGTAGGCGCCACAGAGAATATCCACGGTCCCCGATCCCGTCATCTGCGGCGTGCCGGTGAACCCGTAGAGCCCATCGTAGAGTGTGCCCGATCCGGCATAGACGGGCGCGAGATTGTTCCCTTGCACGCCTGCAAAGCCGCCACTACCTGATACGATGGGCGCAAACTCTCCGCCAACGACATAGTCCTGATAGAGCCCATCCGTCGCGGTAATATTCTGCGCCACCATCGGAGAGCATTCGATGAAGGTATATCCGTAACTCGGCGTCACCTGAATGGGGTTCGTGATATTCCGCCCGAACGCCATCTGATAGTTTGGCCCCGCGAAAAATGGATTCGCCACGTCTCCGACTTGGAACAGCTTGTCCGTGAGGATTGGCACGGCCGGATTATAAAAAAAGTGCGCATTGTCTTGCGCCAACACGCCGGTCAGATTCACAAAGAGCACGGACTGCGCTGTCCCATTCGGCACCGCGCCGCCGATTGGAATCGCGGGGTTCCAGATCATGAGAACTCTTGCACGCTGATCGGGCTGGATGCCGCTGAGGCGATCGCATTGATGGCGGCCAGGCTAAACGTGGTTTCATCCATCTGCCAAATGCCGCCAGGATAAAGCGTGATCCCGCTATTGAGCACGGCGGTTGTCGCGAGGCCGAATGAAATCATATTCGTCGAGAGATTGGTAAGCACAAGCCCGCGGCGATTCGCGTTCGCGGCGACGGCTTGCGCGGATGAGGCGCCGACGGTCGCTGCTGTCGGAGCAGCCGCAGTGAGCGCGCTAGTGGTCCTGACCGTGCCAATTGTGACCGTGCCGGCCGTCAGACTCCCATCCCACGCATGGTAGCTGAGCGTGGGCACGTCCCAAATCCACATCAGTGAAATACGATGCTGATCGAGGACGAACGACATTCAATATCTCGGCGCGAGTGGCGGCACGCGCTTTTTCAGATCAAGAATAGCGTTCGCTACGGCACTTTGCACGGCGCTGGGGACGCATATCCGCTCCCGCTCGCAGAGTGCCATAAGGACGGCCTGCACCTGTGCGCGCGTGTGAAAGAGGCCGACAGGCTCCGCAGCGATATCCTGCACAAGCCGATCAAGCGTCTGGTTCATCGCGCGAGTGATTTCCTCTGCGAGCATGGAGACGAGATCGATTTCTAAGGCGCCACCAGGGTCCATCGCGATAATCGATCCATCAAAGAGCGTCACGTTGAGCCGATAGGCGGAGCGCATCAGCGTGCCCAATCCATCGCCGTGCGATCGCGCGTTTCTGCGGGATCGTCCGCCGTGCGCTGCGCCGCTCGACGCGATGCGCGCTCGGCATCGGTCTGTTTCCCCGCGCAAAAGTTCAGGACGATGTTTTCCAAGCAATGCATCGCATTGGCATATTCATCGTCTTCGCGCGGCTGGCGGACGGATTTATTACTCACGCTCACGGCGTGCTCGTCCCAGACAAAACCGCCCTCGAATGCGAACGACATGAACGGAACGGGCTTCGGCTGACCGTCCACGATCACGAGCCAACGATCCTTCGCCGCATTGATCGCGAAGGACTCCTCCTTGGCGATCGTCCGACGCCGCAGCAGACCACCGATCGCTTCGATCATCGCGAGTTGGACATCGGGCGCGTTCGCATTCTCGCGCCAGATCGGTTTGATGCCGGATTCTCGCAGCACATTCAGTAACGTCTGCCGCGAGCCTGCGGTATGCGCCGTCTCGCCCATCGGCGAGGTGCAGGCTTTAATCCGCGCGCCCTCGAACCAATCCTGCTGGAAATCGCGGACAATGGGGAGAAAATCTTCTAGCATCATCTGCTTCCCCATGATGCCGCCGAGCAGGGCGAGCCGCCCGTTATGTCCGCGCTGCGCCGCGATCCAGACGGGATTATGTCGGCCCATTTCAAATCCGGTCAGGACCGGCAGATCCGGGCGCGGCATCAACTCAACGACATGGAGCGCGCGATCAAACATCCCCTCATAGACGGGATCGCCGTCGATGTTGAGCCCTCGTTTCCCGAGGATCATCGTCTGGTGCTTCGGATGCTCTACGGCGTAGGTGCGCAGCAGGCTATCGATCGAGGCTTGCGGCAAATGCTTATTGTCATAGACGGAGAGCGAATAGAGCTTCCGCCCAACGATGTGATTATCGACCGGGAACTGCTTAGAGAGCCAGAAGGTTTCGCCGGAGGGGTTCGCGACGAGCGTGAGCTGAAACGGAAAGCTTGTGCGGCGGATCGTCGTCGCGATAATGTCGGGGCGGAATCGCCCGCGGAGTTCATCAGCGACCGCGCGTTTCATCTCTTCGGCCTGATCGACGAGAATTCGCGAGGCCGGCATCCCGCGGAGCTTGCTGAAGAGTTCCGCTTCACTCGACGCCTTCAAACCGAACATCGTCGCCGTGGAATCGTTCGGGAGCGAGTAAAGCTTTTGTTTCGCATCCCAACTAAATGGCACGCCACGGATACCGAGAATATCCTCAAACGCTTTGCGGAGTTTTGTCGCGACGGCATCTTCTGTCCAGCGGCAGAGCACTAAGGGGATACCGTGATATTTCAGCGCGGCGTCGATTTCCTTATCGAGCGTGACCGTCGTTTTGGCCGAGTTCAAGCTACCTTCGACCAATAGCTCTGGCGATTTCCAGTCAGACTTAATCGCCTGATGAATCGGCATGTCGGTCCAGTCGAGTTCAGGCATCAGCGTTGCGCTGAATATCGGAGCCCTGATTTGACTCGGCCTGCGGCCTGAACAGGAATGCCGCAATTCGCGCAGTAAGGCCCATCACCCTCATCGATCGCGAGCAGATGAAGACAGCCGCGCCGAAGGTCCGCCATGACGGCTAACGCATGTGCATCGCCGAATCTATAATCGGGCGGTAGCCGATCGCGGCGATCCTGGTGGCTCGGCATATCTAAACGAGCTTGGCGGCCACGGCATCCACAGCGGCTCCCTGAGCCTGCACCTTACCGACCAGATCGACCACATCGGCCTCCGACTGGCCGGCGGGATGTGCCGCGATGAAAGCGTCCACCTTCGCGGAAACGTCCGCGATCTTGGCATCGTTGGCGGCGAGGGCATCGAGAATGCGGGCATCAATTGCCATGATTCTGTTCTCCAACTCAAAGAGGAATTCCACCGCGTCCGCGAGTTTCCGAATGGCGCGGCGGTCGCGGGAGGATTTCGAGTGCGCCATGATTGGGAGATTAGCCTACCACGTTTCTAGCGCATCGCGCGCAAGGTTTGGACATTATGCATCGCGGCATAGCCTGAGAGGGCAATCCCGCCGACAACGGCGGCTTTCGTCCAGCGGGGATGAGATGGCGCGAGCTTCTTGGCAAGGAGGGTCATCCCCACGGCTTCGCCGGCCATGATCGCGTCATTCGTCCAGGGCGATTGAGTATAGAACGGATTGCGCTCAATCCCGCCACGGGAGAGTGCGAGATGCGTCGTCGTGGCATCGGCGCTATGCGCCGCCAACCAGAGCGCGAGCAATGCATTCATCGGATTACTTCCTCGATTTCCACGCCGTGACAGGCTTCCGCCAGTTTCTTCCGCAAGCGATAGGCGGTTTCGGTCCTCGTGGCTTCCGACTTCACGTCTTCGACGCGCTGCCGATTCTGAATGCAATCGAAGTAGCGGAAATCCGCCGTAAATCCCGCGACACGAATTCCACGTCCTGACGACAGCTCGCACGCAAAGAGATCGAACTCGGGTTGCAGCTCTAAATCTTTTATTTCGCTCAACGCTTCAAGCGCCTTCAATTCAAGGTAGCGATCCGCCTCATCCCCTGAATCGAATAGCACGCCATCACAGAGCGTTTTCTTGTTGCCAAACTTCGGACGCTTAGCGGGCACATGCGCGGGCATCGTGGCGCCGATTTTCGCATTGTGACGGTTCACGTCTTCGATCGTCCACTGTCCCACGAGATTTTAGGCTCCTTCCGTCTTCCTCGCGGCCCCGTCCGAGAGGAGGCGCAAGCGTTGGAGTCTGTCGATTTCGGCTGCGATGAGCGCGCCAGACTTCACGAGATTGCGGATCGGATCGTCGCTCGGCTTCCACCATGCGTCGTCCCACGGCCAAATCGGGCCAGATGTTCTGACTTCGGTTCGTGGGTCGCACACCAGCGCATAGCAGATTGCAGCGTCCCTGAGAGCGCCGTCCGTATACGAATCATCGTGCTCCGGCGTCCAGCCTTCGACGGCCATCTGTCGTTCGCGCTCATCGATGATCAGGTCTCCGCCCGCTCGTCCCGCTCGGGCTGGAGAGGAGGCGAGTTTAGCCTCGGCGTCTTCGGCACGTTTACGCCAGCGCTTCGCGTCGGTATTCTCACCAGCCGTGTAGCCCTTCAACGTATAGCGCAGCACCATCCGAGCGCATTCGGCCCGTAACGTCTGCGCGGTTTCCGCGAACCATGTTGCTGACGGCATAATTCCATCCCGCGCCACTTGTTCGCAGAATGCGATCAGGCGTTCGTAGTCGGTCTGCTCCGGGCTCATTGTGCCTCCGGTGTCGGGGTCTCCGTGGGCGTAAATAGGCTCGCGCTGATGGGTTCTCCGCGGCGAATGATGACTGTTGAGTCGTCGCACATAAGGATGAGCGATCCATCCTCATCCTCATCGATCCAATCGGCAGGAAACGCATAGTCACATGTTTGCCGCGCAAACGCTCGCACGGCATCGAGATCGCCGGTCCAGATCATGGTCCCTCCTGCGTGCCGGCATCGGCCGCTTCCATCGCCTTGATAGGCTCGAGGTCCAGCCCTTCGACGGCTGGTGTCTCCGAAAGGGGTGGAGCGGGCCGAATCCAGACATAACCGTCGGCGTCAATGCACTCTTTCGTGTGACCTTCCGCTAACGTGCAGCGGCGCAAATTCTTCGGGCCATGACTCCAACAACGCGCATCGCTGACTGGTGTCTCTCGCGGTTCGGCTGGGGCAGAGGCGGCAGCTGGTTCGCCATCGGTGATTTCAGTCGGGAGTGATGCTCGGAGGACGCCATTCGACCGTGCGCCAGCCTTCTCGCAGATGCGCTGAACGTGCTCCCATCGCTCGATCGCCAACGTATCCGGCGTCACGTAGGGTCGAAGTCGATTAAGTTCGCGCCGCGCCAACGTGTGACAGTTCGATACCGCCCATGCGAGCAGTTGCACCTGTTCTGCCGCCAATGGTCCCGGCTCTGGCGTCACGGGCTGGCGGGAGGCGGCGAGAAGTCCAGCATCTAGCGCCGCGTGAATAGCCATCACGAGTGGGTCACGTTGCCGGAAGCCGATGACTCGCCCTTCGCGGGCCGCATCGCGCAACTCGTCCGTCGCCGCCTTTGCTCGCTCCACTAGCGCCCGTAGGTCGTCGCTCATGGCTCGGTCCTTAGAAAGTTGCGGGTGGAATCGCGTAAAACCACGGGTCCTGCGTCATGTCTACGGCGCATCCTTGCGGAATGAATACATCATCGCCGTTCCCGCTAAGTCGTTTCTGAAACAGCGGATACATCGGAGTCGCACCGACAAGGAGTAGTAGTTCCGTGACCATCATCGACGGTTTATACGTATGGTAGCGCCGCGCATCGAAGTGGAATACGAAGCCCGCTTTCGGTGCGGGATGTGCTGAAGCCAAGTGCTCGGCTTGCTGTGCTTCTGGAACAGCAGCGTGACAGACGATACAAATTGCGAGGTCGTCGCTCATTCCGGTGTCTCCTTCAACGCGGCGGCGAGGTCATTCGCGCAGCACTGCATTTCACCGTCGTCACCGTAGGGCTGGCAGTTGACGCCGTGGTTCAGCCACCATTCCTGCCGCAGTTCGATCTCGATGGCGCCGCCATCCTGGTTAGTCATTCGGCCTTCCCCCTTCGGGACGGGAAAATAGAAGAACGATCGTCATACGCGCGTGGACAGCCACGGGTTACTCGAATGCCTCACCTACCGCGCCGTCCGTCTGTGTGGGTTCGTCGGCTGCACACGCACGGCGCATCTCGTCGCTGTTCATGCGCCTTCGTTCTTCAAGCGCCGTCGTCTGTTCGTCGGCGTTGACGTGACCGCAGTTGCAGCACGCACCGTCTGGGTCATCATCCTCGTGCAGCGTCCGTGCGACGCAGCCATACTTACCGCCTTCAAATGTCCCGCCGCCGCTCTGGCCGAACACGCCAGCCTCTGAGCATTTCCAGCACGGCGTCTGGGCATCGTCGAGGGACTGGAACGCGTCCATCATGCGGAACATCGCCTGCGCCTTCTGGTCGGGCACGTCGTTGAAGACGTCCGGGTATCGCTCCCGAAGCGCACCGGCCAGCAACTTCCGACGCGCATAGGCGTCTTCGCTGTAGTCGCTGTCATCGAACGATCTCACCGTGTCGAGGCAACGCTGAAACCATGCGCGCCACTCATCAGCCGTCCAGTCTTTGTTGGTGGACATCCCTCGGCCGGGATACTTGTACCAACGAAATTGCACGTCTTCGTGCTGAAAGTTCGGCTTCGCGTGGCGACAATCAGGCCGATGCTCGTCCTCGTCTTCGCATTTGCAGCCGTCATAGTAGCGAGTGAACGAAATGCCTGGAATCATCGGGTCTTCGACCTGATCGGAATGCCATGACGGTCCCCACCTATGCTGATAGACATTCCAGTGGACGCGCTCGATTTCCTTAAGGATCGCCATGAACAGCGCCTCAACAAAGTCGCCCACGTTGTATCGGCACCAGACGCCGGTCATTGCCTGAACGATGGAGTGCTGCACCGGGTTGTATTCATCAGCCACGAGTTACCTCAGTCGGTGGATGCGGTAGGGCTATGGGTCGGCGCCATCAGTGACCGTCCACGCGCGTAGAATCGTCTTCCTTTTTCGTCTCCTGGTGGGCTGGGGCGGCTCCCCCGTGCGACTTTTCGGCTTCGATGATGGCGAGACAAACCGCCTTCCACGCGGTGAGCGCGTCGTAGTAGCACATCCGCGTGTTGCCGTTGTCGTCAATGTAGTCGCCCGGATCCGGCTGCGGCGGGAGTTCCATCACGGCGTTCCTTTCGGGGCGGCTCCCCCGTGCAGGACGGCGGCAGATCGAAGCTTTGACACCAGCCCCTCTAGAAGTTCCGGCGTCATCGTGATCCAATCAGCGCCAGTCGGCAGCGACACCAACACACGATCGGAGTGCTGAAACGACAGGAACCCCCATCGCTCACAGAGCAACGCCGCCGCATTCAGTTGCTCGGCGGTCAGCGATGGATGGTCAGGACAATATCTCGGAAGCGACCGAGACCCGACCGCGCTGCACCCGCACGGATAGATCAGTTCCACGACCGTCTGGCTTCCGCGTTCTGCGCTCAGGGAGGCGCGAACGAGCAAGGCTTCCGCTATTGCCTCACGCAGCGGATCAAGACCCCGAGACGAATCGTTGTCTTCTTTCCACTTCGCCACGATGTCGCAGGCCACCCGATAGGCTTCTGTCATCGCCCCTCCAGAACGCGCTTCTCGGCTTCACGAAGCAGCAGCACGATCTCGTCAACGCGCTCGCGTGTGAAGAATCGCGCCTGCGGGCCGACCTTAGCCGATAACACGGCATCAGCCATACAACCCAGCCGCCATGCAAGATCGTCCTGTTCGCTCCCCTGCGCTGACCGGGAGACGGAGACGGGCTGCTGCATGGCGTTCAGAGCGTCCGTAATAGCCGCGATGAAGGCATCGCGATCCAAGCATCTACCCTTCGCATCGTGTAGGTAGTAGCCGAAGCGTTGCAACGTTTCCAGCATCGTCACCGCAGCGTCGAACCGCTCTCCTTGGAGGGACGCGGCCCGATCAGGAGGCACATTCGTAGAGTTCATAGATCCTCAGAAGAAGCACGACGATTTAGCGCGCGGTGTCAGCCACGGGTTCAGTCAACGCCTCGCCTACCGCATCGACGGCCGGTGTAGACTCGTCGGCCTTCGACGGCCAGCCCATACACGCGACCTTAGCCGCATATTCGTCCTTGCCGAGCGCGAGGTGCTTTGCGTAGGCCGCCTTGATCCGTTCGTCCTTCGCATCGTTGCACCAGATCACCTCGAAACCGTCCGGGTAATACTTCCGGTAGGTCTCATGCTTCCAATCGCTCTCGACGCCGATGTCGTGCGGCCCGTAGGACGGATGTGAGCAACAGTGACTCGCGAGAAACACGCCGTCCTCGGAGATGGCTTCGACGGAATACCAGCCCGGACTTCCACCGTTGACGAAACCGTAAATCTTTGGCTTGTCGTTCGTTTCATCGATCACCGAATCACCCATCCTTTCGATGCGGTAGGGCAACCGACGCAGACGCGCCGGAGGCGCTACGCGCGCTAAATCGTCTTACTTCGTCGTTCTGCTGTCCTGGGACGCGGAGCCCGCAGACCTCGCCAGTTTGGCGTCAACGTCACGGACGAGACGAATCGCGCATTTCAGCACGTCCGACCGGCACTGCTCGACTGTCGCATCGTCAATCCATCCGTTATCAGTCCCGCGCTCAGCCAACCTCAACAACGCTAAACGATCGCGCAACTTGTCGAAGGCGCCGAATGTATCCTCTCCCTCTGCGGACGCCGGGACCGCCGCACGCATGAGTGCCGCCACACGATCGCAGAGCACAAGATCGACATGGCCATCCTGATAGAGCGCGGTCAGCACGTCCTTAGTTTCGTTCTCCGTGAACGGTTGGGACGACGGGATCACCGAGGCCACATACGCGAGATATTCACGGGCCATCCGCACGCCATCGCACAACACGGCAATGAGCGCGGTGTCAGGCGCGATCTTTTCCTGCTCGTCGGTCAGATGAACGCCGCACGCCCTGATGAAGTCCGCGATACTGCGCTCCATTCGCCCACCGACCACTAAATTGGACGCCGGGATCACCGAGAGGGCCAAGGCTTCCAGTTCGTCGGCGCAGTCGGATATATGCTCGGCTTCTTCAGCCCACGAGCGCGAGAGCGCAAATTGACCGTCTCGCCCTGTCGTCTCTCCGAGACGCCGACAAGTCGCGACACGTTCTCGCCATTGCGCGATCAACGCCTGCACGCGGGGATCAGTCATCATCGCCACCAATCCCGCGGCTTCAACCCGAGATACCGATCAGCCAACCACAAGATCGCGGCACGCTGGGCGCTCGGATTCTGAACTTCGAGCACCCGCGAGAACCGGTCCAACGCGCGGATACATGGGTCCATCTTGCGGCTGGTCCGCGGTTTCGGCGCCTGCACGCGGGGATCGGGAGAGGACGCGGGAACAGTCATCGCAGCCTAAATTCTTCCTCAAACGGCCGCCCATGCTTCCCGGGCCAGCCAGCCGCCACAACCTGCCCAGAATCACGTCCTAGAGGCTCGCCCATCGGCAGGTATCTGTAGGCCCCCGACAGCCGTTTGACCTTCCCAGCGCCATCCTGGACGGTCCTAGGACGGTTCTGGAGGGTCATGCCGAGTTCCAGCCGGCAATCGGAGATGCGTTGCTGGTAATTCCGGCCTACAAGGCGTTCCAGTTCATCCGGCCCAATGTCCTCTAAAGGGTGCAGTTTGAACCAGGCGGCGAGGATGTCTCGGTGGCCTTGGCGATCCGCGATTTCTTGCGGGATATTCGGTTCTGGAATCATCTAAAAGCGTCCTACGCCTTCCGCCGATCCAATTCGTCAGCCTTCTCGATCAACAGCGCCGCGAGTTGACGAGCGTTCACTGATGGCAGCCCCAGCCAGCCGATCGGTTTTCCGAATTGCAGCCGCACGATCGCGTTTCCATGATCGGCCGCCATTGCGATCTGTAGTTCGCCTTCGTCGTCCTCGGCGGCGCGTCCATAGGGAAAACGCCCAGTCGCGCCGATCTTGAAGTTCTTAATCTTCACAGCCGCGCATACCCTTCCTCGAAGGCATCGGCCGGCGAGAACGACTTGTAGCCGTCCTTGTAAACGACGTAGTAGCCGCCAGGCTGAGGGCTGTGCTTACGGAGATAGCCGCTGTCCACCTTGAACGGGCCGTAGCCGTCTTCGGCTGGAACAATGGTCGCAGAGCCGTCAGTCTCGCGGCCTTCCATCGCGGCCTTTGAGGCATCGAATGTGATGGCTGAAATCTTCAGCGCCCATACCTCTTTGTGGCACCGATAGCGCGGCATCTCGGCTGATGCGCCTGACGGTTCCTCTAACGTGCGAATGCGAATCTCGTGCGCCTTGTCGCCGTGCGCGTCCATGAGCTTCTTCAGCACGTCCTGTTTCGTGGCCGCTTCGGCTGACCCGAGAAATGCTCCAGTTCGATCGTATGCTTCACCCATCACTGCCTCCTTTTCAGAACCTCCAATAGCTCGAATGAATCCCATGCCAGCGATCCCGAGTCCGCCATTCTCTCCACAATCTGAGCGCCTGATCGATGAAGGCAGGCCGTGTCATGGCGTCGTCCAGTCCAATAGACCATTGGCGCCGAGGCTTGACCTGATGCCGATACGCAGATGCCCAGCGTCGTAAAGGCGATGATGGAACGTGCAGAGCATGGCCGAGGAATATGTCGAATGCCTGAGTTCTGGCTTCATCCCGCGCGTCCGCGCTCGCTTCCCGCGTTCAAGGTGCGCCCATTCAGAGCGGCCTGCGGACATCTCGTCCGGCATCGGCAGGTCGTCCTCGTGAGTATCTGACGGGTTCTTTTCCCAATCGCAGATTCGGCAATCGCCGTCTCGTTCCACACACGCCGCACGAACGGCCCGTTTGACCGGACCTTCGGCGCGAGTTCGTTTCGCGCGAGACTTCGCCGTCGGTCCCGGCTTTCGACGCTGCGATTGATACCGGACGTAATAAGTCAAGCTCACATTTGGTCTCCGATATCACGGCGTCCCTTACACACATCGCAGTGCCAGCCATCATCGTCGGCGGCCCACTGATGCCCGTCGATTTTACAGAGATGTTCGCGCACTCGCTCACGAATCCAGAGCATGATCGTGAGCAACAGCAGCACAGCGCCCATTGCGAGTGACCACACTGCGAGGTCGCTCACGGTTTCCTCAGATAGCGTTCGGCCTGCGTGGATGCAAACTCCGCTTGTAATCGTGCCTCACCGCATTGCGCACATTCCCAGCCGTTCCCTGGATGACCCGGAGGCCCGATCGTGACCGATCGCGAGGTCTCGACCCCGCACGAGCAGAAGCCTTTGTTCGCCGCGTAGCTGTTCGGAGCACGGTCATAGTCCCGGAAGGAATCCAGCCGTGTTTCTCCGCCGACGTTCCGATAGCCGCGATGTGTCATACGTTCACCGTTTTTACATCCGCGAGTTTCCCGTGACACACCCCGCAGCGGGCATTCACCGTGACGAGTCGCCATTCACGGCAGAAGCGACAAAACCCGCGCAACAGGATCATCAGAACATCCACATCAGTGCGAGATAGATCAGCACGAGCCCCGCGCCGGCCAATCCTTCCGCGATGAACGCCTGACGACGCTTCCGCCGTAATGCGGCATCGATCCGCGCTTCAATCGCGTCCATGTCCGTCACTTGCCACCCCAATGCTCTTCCACGGTCAGCATGATCGACGACGCCGTATCGAGATATTGCCAAATCTGATCGATCGCCTTTCGCGCGGCGCGCAGTTCGTCGGGTGACTTCGCTTGCCAGATCGCATCGTTCAAATCCTGGCAGCCGCAGACGAGCAATTGCAGCGCACGGTCTAACGGTGATTCCTGCACACGCGCCTTGAAGCGAGCCACGCGGTTCCGGATCGCGATCTCGTCGGTGCTGAACAGCGAATCGGGCGCTTCGTCAGTCATGAGCGGATACTAAACCTGAGCGTTGCGCTTGTCAACGGCTTTCTTAGGCCTGCCGCCTTTTTTTCCGTTTTTTCGTCGCGCGGCGTTTTGGGCTGGCGTGCAGGCTGCGCCGCCGAGCTTACCGAGCGCCGCCGCATGTCGATTCTTCTGTTTCATCATCCTCGAATCCTTGCCGCGAGTATGCGATAGCCGGCATCGTCCAAGTGCGTGCCGTCGGGAAAACTCAGATCATCCGTGAGCACGAATCGACACGCGCGATCCGCGGCGCACGCTGCCGATTGCTCCGCGCGAATCCGTGCATACTTCGGCGCCAGTTGCACGACGAACACCGTGAGACTCGCCGATGTTTTCGACCGCACGCGGCTGATCAGTGATTCGAGGTCACGCCGATACGTCGCGGTTTTCAAATCGTCGTCCGCTTCGCCTTGTGCCCACACGAACGCCGTGCAGCTCGATGTAAGAAACCCTTGAAGCTGAATCCACGCCGGCATGCCTTCGCGCCAATCATCGATCACTTGTCCCCCGACGGCGTAGCCTTGTGCGCTTGGTCCCTGCACCGTGATCGTCAATCCGCCTGTGACTTCTTGGCCGTAGGAAATATTATTCGGCGTGCCGAGATACGGCAGAAGTTTGTATGCGTTGCTCTGACCGCTCACGCAGAGTAACGGCGCCACGATCGGAGACGCGCTCGGTGACACGGGATTCGACGCGCCACCGCAGGACGCGCAGATCAGCACGACGCACAGCAGCGTGATTTTCTTCATCCGACCTTTCATGCCGCAGCAATCGTGATCGTGCCGTGCCCATCGACGCGCACGACGCCGACGCCTTCAAGATACGCTTTCGGTTGACGAGCTTCTGCACCCTTGAACACCGTTTCCACATCCACCCAGACATGCACGGTATGCGCGAGGAACCAGCGTGCGCCGACTTTCACGGCCCAGACACGTCCATCGGCTTTATCCAGACGATCGATGCAGAGGATGAACTTACGCGGCTTCAATCGTTCCTCTCTAGGTGTCGCGATAGGGCGCCTACAACGGTTTAGTCGTCGTCCTCGCCCGGTTCTCTGTAGGGCACAACTATAGCCAAGACATCAGCGGATTCCGTAGCCATTACCCGTGAGTATCTGCGTGATGTGTCTGCGCTCGTGTCGGTCGTAGAAGTGACGCACTCGCCATTGTCGGCGTTTCGCGCGAAGCGCGGCATCAAAGGCTTTGTGAAATTCTCCGATCGCGAATGCGCCTAGATAGCGCGTGCGATTGAAGTCCTTGAACAGATTCCACACTTCGATCCGATGCAAGTTATTCATCGTCACTTCCCGGTTCTCTGTAGGGCACAAACTTACTTCGCGAAATACTTGATCCACCAACAAGGCAAGCATCGGCGCGTGTCCGATGCGCATGAAATCGCGGCCCACTGTCGAGCGCCGCAGGTCTGACACATCGTTCTGGCTTTTCTCGCGGCGGTTTCATTCTTCTTGAGAGCCATGATTACCCTTCCTCGCCGGGTTCGCGCTCGACAATCGCTTGTTTTGTCTTACTGGCGAACACGGCCTCGATACGTTCTTGCGCGGACATTTTCTTCAACATCTTCGGGGCCATTGTTTTCGCGCCGACGCCCGTGTGGAACAGTGCCCAGAACGCATCCTTGGCAGCATACCAGCGCCGGAGATCGTCCGCGTGAATCCAGTGGCCGCGAAGGATGACGCGATCACCGAGCATGGCGCGTTCGTCGGGATCGTTCGGCACAAATCGCGTCGGCTTGTCGCTTACGCCAGCCTCGTGGCAGTCACGGCATCGGCACGGATCACCTTCGTAGCCGCGCTGTTCTGCATCGCGCCATTCCAGCGATTCAGCGGTATTCAACGGCGCGAGTTCTGGCCCTGGTAGTCGCTTTGGGATGTGCTTCACCCACTCGGCGGGCTTCGGGAATTTTTCCATCGACGCGATGCAGTTGTCCGCGCCGATTTTCACGAGTTCAAGCGGAAACTTCCGTAGAGTCTTGAAGTAGGCGCGACCGATGTCCCGCGCTTCGTCGCCATCCGCACGAAATGGAAAGACTTTCGTCAGCGTGTTGAACACGTCGAGAAACTGGAACATCTCGGAGTCGGTCATTCGAGTTCTCCAGCCGCTCGCATGTCGGCGCGCACGGCCTCGGTGAGTTCCGCAGTCGTCATGCGGCGCTTCTGGTTCGGCTTGCCGCTGCCAATCGCAATCCCTCGCCGTTCGGCTTCTTCAAGGCATCGCGCTTGGAGCCATTTTCCGCCGTCGCGCTGTGGCACCGCTTCGCCGGCCGCCAACGTCGCCGCGTCGAGCGCAGGGAACCACATATCCAGCTCGAAGGATTCCAGATGCGGGCCGAGGAGTCGGCTCAGGTCTTCGACTTGCCAATCGAACACGACAAACCGCTGACCGACGAACACCGGATGCTTACTCCGTCCGTCCGTCGTGCCTTGTGAACGTGTTTTCGTCGTGGGTTTGTGAGTCGCCGCAGGCGAGGAGCCGCTGCCGCCGGTTGTCGCCTTCGTAGCAGCACCGGCTTCTGTATCTAGCTTGTTGTTCGTAACAAGGATCTTTGTTTCTGAGTGTGCCTCTGTTTCTGCTTCTGCTTCTGATGCATTACTTCGTGTTACAGGTAACGCTTCGGTAATGGTTGACCGTTTCTTGTCCCTGTGTCGTTGGACCCGTATTCTGTTTTGTTCCCGATCTACAAGTCTTGTAACGAGTTGGCGATGTTTATCGGCATTTAGGACGAGCCAGCCGCCAGGGACGCGCTCTAGACGCCGGCCTTCATTGTCAGGGTTGGACGAGTCTATGTCTGGATTTTCAAGGATGCGGAGAGCTTCCTCGGCTTCTTCGGGAGTGACGCGAGCGCGGTGTGCGACGTTCTTCGGCGCCGCGAATTGCGCGAAACCATCCTCGTCCATGACGGCAATCATGGTGAGCCAGACGATCCGCGTAGGGGTCGATTCCAGCCAGATGCTCGAATCGAGGATCTTGGTAAACAGCTTGTTATACACGCCGCGAGGACTGTAATGCTTCACCCGTTACATGTCAATAGTCGAAAAGGTCGATTTTGCGCAGGAGCGGCGATCGGTGGCCTCGGAAGGGCTAGGTAGCCGTTTTGGATGGTCGTCGTTTCTAGGGCGGTTTCTGTCGATTCTAGGGGCTGTTGAAAAGCTGTGGAAATGGCAGTTAAGTTGTTGATAATTTATTGCATATCCATTTAGT